AAGGATTAAAGATGCGTGACATTCTCTCGACATTGAAATACCGAGAATTCCCGCGATTTATCTTAAAACCAAAAAGTATATTAGTCAGTGAATATTTTACTTATCTTGTATAAATCATTACAATTATAGCAAGCATAACGTGCAAACCAGAATCACAACGTGACTGAAGGTATAAGTGAAAGTAAAATCTAATTCAGTTGAAGTCATTTCTATTGACTTATTAAAACCTCATCCACAAAACATGCATAATCATAGCGATGAGCAGATTGATAGACTCTGCAAACTTATTGAGTATCAAGGCTTTAGAATTCCATTAACTGTACAAAAGATACAAACTTAATTGTAGCTGGTAACGGCAGGTTATTGGCAGCAAAGAAATTAGGTGCTGAGAAAGTTCCCGTTATCTATCAAGAATTCGAATCATCCGAGCAGCTTTATGCGTTCATGGTTTCGGATAACGCAATCGGTAAAGATACTTGGGCGACATTAGACTTCTCGCAAATCAATAACGACATAACAGCTTTAGGCCCTGACTTTGATATTGACATGTTGGGATTAAAAGATTTTGAGATTGAAGTTGCTGATAAACTTGAACCTGGCAGTGATGAAGACGATATTCCAGAAGTTGTCAATCCTATAAGTTGTAAAAATGATTTATGGATACTGGGAAAGCACCGTTTACTTTGTGGTGACAGCACGGTGATCGATGATGTCGAGCGTTTGCTGAATAGTCAGGAGCCTGATTTTATCCACACAGACCCGCCACATGGCATGAGCGCTGTTACGAAGTCCCGTGTGCTAGCAATGAAAGATAAAACCGATATACCCGGGGATGACTCGACTGACGTGGCAAAAGACTGTTTCCAGTTAATTCAAGGTCTATATCCTAAAGCAAAACAGATATGGTGGGGCGCGAATTATTATTCAAGCGTTTTACCTGATAGCGAGAACTGGATTGTTTTGGAATAAAAACAATGGCGGTTGTGATCAGACTGACGCAGAGCTTGCGTGGGGGAATTTCAGGTCGGTGGTAAGAATGTTTACTAAGAGTTCTAGCGCTCGCAACAGGGTTCATCCTACGCAAAAACCAGTTGAGCTTATCGATTGGTTTATAGGTAATAAAAGATTTAAGCATGAACCAAAGTTGATAGCAGACTTCTTTGGGGGCAGCGGTTCAACGCTTATCTCAGCAGAAAAAAACAATATACCTTGCGTGATCATGGAGTTTGACGAGAAGTTTTGTGACGTGATTATTAAAAGATGGCAAGAATACACCGGAAATAAAGCAAAACTAGAGTCTAATGGACAGACTTATGATGAAGTCAAGGAGAATAGAGATGGCGACGCCGAGAAAAGAAGTTGACAAAGAAACACTGGAAAAGCTTTTTATATGCAATGCACACAAACAGAAATTATGGGCTGGTTTGGGATTCAAACTAAAGACACATTGAATAATCGTATCCGAGAGATTTACGGCGAGGACCATTCATACTCGACTATATACGAGCAAAAGCGCCAGGGAGGACGAATCGCGGTGCGCAGGAAGCAAATGCAGGTCGCTGAGAGTGGCAATGTTTCTATGCTGATCTGGCTTGGTAAACAATATCTTGGCCAGTCAGATAAGAACGAAGTGCAATCCGAAGAGACTGTCACTGTGAAAATATCAGGCCAGCGTGGAGATTGATTTAGATAACTGGGACATGCTTCCAGGGCAAAGTGAAATCTATTCAGACACAACCACAAACATCCTCATGCAATCAGCAGGGCTTGGGAGTGGCAAGAGTCACGGAGCAGTAAGAAAGGCCATTCAGTTATCAGCGCTAAACGCAGGCTATGCCGGCGGCTTCTTTGTCCCACTTACGCAGATTTTAGAAAAGATATAAAGCCATTGTTTGAAGAGATATTAGAAGAGCATATAGGTCTACAGAAAAATAAGCACTATTGGTTTCATAACACTCACAAAGAATATCGCTTCGCATGGAATAAAAAACCATTGTACATTTTTACAGGCGAGCAACCTATCGCAGGGCCTAATCTTGCCTACTGTTTAATAAATGAATTTTTCCCTCATTAAGTTTGAACGTATCAATGAAATGCTTCGAAGGGTTCGGGTCAAAGGCGCAAAGTATAAACAAAGGGTCATGGTTGGGACGCCGGAGGCCGCAGAGTTTTGGCTAGAAGAGTTTGTAGAAGCGCAAGAGAAAATAAACGACGAGACTCCTAATAATTTTAGAATCGTTTACTCAGACACGAGTGAAAATAAGTTTGTTGATGAAGGATATAGAAAGCAACTTGAGGGTTTGCTAGACGAACAGCAGTTGAGAGTTTTTGCTTCTGGTCAGATCGTAAGGCTTGGCAGCGATTATTTTTATTATGCATACGATGACTCAAGCAATGTCAGCTCGGACGCCATATACAATCCAAGCAAGCCTGTCCTGGTGAACCTTGATTTCAATGTGGGTAAAATGTCGGCATCTTTTGCACACAAAGAAGGCGGGGAAGAAAATAAAGTAATTAAGATATTTGATGAGCTGGAACTAAAGGGTGACTCTGATACTCGGGATATGAAAAAGGCGCTGCTCGCTAGATATAAACCTGAGCAGATGTTGATAACGTGTGACGCGGCGGGAAAGAATAGGTCAACAACCGGACTCAAGAATATGCAATCGGATGTTGCAATCCTTAGGGCGCACGCCGAAGGTATGCCAGGACTTGACGTCAGGTTTAAGTCTCACAACCAAGGCATGAGAAAGCGGCAACTATTAATGAATGGACTACTCTCAAAGCAAAAGATTATTATAAATCCCAAGTGCAAACTTGTCAGGCGAGACTTTAAATCAGTCAGGCAAGATAAAACAGACTTTGGCAAATCAAAGAAAACCATGAATTGACACACTTTTCCGATGGTATAGACTATTTATGCGACTTTGAATTTCAGTTACCGGAAAGAAATATCACTAAACCATCAAGCGTAAGAAGGTATATGTAATGGACATGTTGAATATAAGTTATCGTAGACAAATACTAAACGACATAAATTCAGAAGAGAACAGAGATAGAAAAGCGGAGTCTCTTAAGCAATCAGAAATCTTTAGCGATCGCTTGTTTCAATATGTCAGAGAGGAATTGCGGCGGCATTTTAGTGAAGAGACTGTTAATGAAATGCCTATCGTTTCTTTTATAAACTTTTTGCGACGTATCGTTAAGCAAGAGGCTTCAATATACAAAGACGAACCTGTCAGGAGATTTTTTGCTAATCAGGAGATGTCAGATGAGCAAGAAGAGGCGATCCAAGTTTTATATAAAAAGATCAGGGCGAATGTAAAGCTTAAGAAGTCTAATCAGAAATATAAACTCCAGGACCAGTCACACTTGATGATAGTTCCCGTGAATGGAAAGATTAAAGTACGCGCTCTTTATTCTCATCAGATCGATGCTATTCCAGATGCCCGAGACCCAGAGCAAGCGGCGGGGTATATAGTTTCGGCCTTTGATAAAACAGGTATTTGACATATCAAAAGTTTCAAAGCGCAACGGGCTTTGGTGGGCGCTCGCAGACAGGCACCCAGGGCGGTTCAGATATTGACTTAAAGGTCGCAGATAAGGACGACTATAAGAAAAGCTTGGAGTATTACACCTATTGGGACAAAGAATATAACTTTGTTTTTAACGGGCGGGGCGAGATCATTGACCCGGCAACAAGGCAACCCATCAAGGATCCTAGACCGGAAGACGTTGAAAGCCCTATTCCCGGAATCATTCCTATTATTGATATCTCAATGGACAAAGACCTTGAGTATTTCATTCGCTCAGGCATGGCAGTAACAGATTTCTCGACTCAGTACAACGCCACAATGTCCGATGTATGGCATATCTCACGCATGCAAGGATATTCAATCGGCGTGATAAAAGGGCCTGAAGGATTAATCCCACAAAGTACGCGGCTAGGTCCAAACCTTTTATTGCACTTAAAAACGAATCCAGATGAAGGGACTAGTGCCGGTGATATTGATTTTCAATTTGTTTCGCCGTCACCAGATATAGCCGCATCTTTAAGCCTTTTAGAAACGATGCTCATGAATTTCATATCTAGTCGAGGGCTTGACCCCAAAGAGATAGCGACAGATGGCTCAAAGGATTTTAATAGCGCCCTTGAACGCATGCTTGCGATGATAGATCGGTTCGAGGCGACCAAAGATGATTTTGATTTATATGAAAGAGTTGAAGAGGATTTTTCGAGATAATAAAGGCCTGGGTTAACAATACTCCTGATCAACTTAATGAAGAGTTTAGAGTGTTTATACCGGAAGACGCAAAGATTAGCGTTAAGTTTGCAGAACCACAAATGGTTCAAACCAGACAAGAGAAAGTTAAGTATTGGCAAGAGCGTATTGATATTGGCCTGGCAACAAGAACAGATGCGATCATGGAGATTGAAGGTCTGACAAGGACTCAAGCACAAGATCGAATTAAGGACATAGATGGCGAAGAGACTCAATCGATCCCGAGGTAATTTCTCTCTGGACATTGATTTAATTAGTGCTTTTTGGTGGTGAAGTCCCAGAGGATATTGCCTTGGCGTTTGGTCAGGAAATCATTGATCGTATACTTGAGCGCACGGAAAGCAATGTCGGTTCAGATGATAAGCGTTATCAAAACTATTCAGAAGAGTATGCCGATACCCTTGACTTTATGGCGGCGGGAAAGTCTCGAACCAATCCAAACTTAGAGCTTACAGGTGACATGCTTGCAGATATAGATATTCTTGAAGCGAGTCCTGGTAAAATAACCATTGGTTTTAGCGACACACTTCAAAGAGATAAGGCCTACAACCATCACACTGGTGACACGGTTCCGCGCAGACCATTCCTGGATTTGCCTGATGAAGTATACCGATCAATCGTGAATGACTTTAAAAGCGACATAGAAAGAAGAGAGGAGTCAGGCTCAGGCCCTACGGCGGCAACGGTTTCTCTGCTTGAGTTGTTGGAGCGTATCGATGGCGAAAGTTAAGATCAATAAAAAGATTCTTGAATCCACGATTGCTAAAAAGATAGCCGAGGTAAAAGGCGTCCTTCAAGGGAGAAAGCTTCTTGATGATGTTGGCGAGCAAATAGTAAAAGATATAAAGCGAAACACCAGGACAGGAAAGGGGTTTGGGACTTCTCAGTTGAACGGTATAAAAAACAACAAGAGAGAGAGCTTGCCTAGCCTTGAAAAGTCAACAATTAAAGCAAGAAAATATTATGCCAAGTTCAATCCCACGACCCAGGTGTATAAGTCAGGAAGGTCAAACCTTTCTTTTAGTGGGCAGCTTATTGACTCGATCGCTTACGATGTAAAAAGGGAAGAGTGGTTGTGTCGGCGAGCGGAAAGAAGCGGCGCGCATATAGAACATTGAAAGGGAAAGTGAAAAACACTCCTAGTAATGATGAAATCATTGGTTATCTTGAGAAAAAGGTTTCTACTTTCTAGGCATAGACGACAAAACAATCGATAAAATAAAAACAATTGCCAAAAGGCAAATAAGAAGACTGCTTCGCAGTTGACACAAATCGTAAATGGAGGTTATTCTAATGACAGAAGAGACAAAAGCTCCCACGGAGCAAACGGACGAGTCCACGGCTAAGTCCGAAGCAAAACCAAACAACATTGACGCATTGGAGCGAAAGAACAGAGAGCTTTTAGGGAAGCTTAAGTCTGAGAAAGAAAAGAGAGAAGAGTTCGCGAACCGTCTCGATAAGATCGAACAGGAGCGACTTGAGTCTCAAGGCAAGTATCAAGACATTAATAAAACCCTAAAAGAGCGCCTTGAAAGTGCTGAGAAAGATAAGAAAGATCAAGTTGACCGATTTAGATTTCGGGTTATTGATCAAGAGCTATCGAGAGCAGCGCTAGAAAATGGTTGTAAAAGGCCTGAGGTTATCCTTCGTTTACTAGAGCGTGAAGAGAAAGAGATGATTCAAATTGATGATTCATTCAAAGTCTCAAGGGATTCTATGTCTCCTGTCATTGATAGGATTAAGGGCGAGTATCCTGAGTTGTTTGAAAAGGTCTCTGTTACGACAAAAGATATTGCTCCGACGAGAGATATCCCTTCGCAACAACAACAACAAAAACAGAATCAGAATTACTAGAGGAATATGTTAACAATTTAAGCAAATAACGCTTAAGAAACAGGAGAAAAAGATATGCCAGTTGAACAAACTTCAAGCGCGGCCTCAACAGGACAAGCTTCAATTGCCGAGATGGTTCAGGCCAGATTAAGAAAAAAATCAAACCTAGCAAGCGCGTTCATGGACGTTACAAGCTTTGCGCAGCCAGGTGACAAGTCAATCTCTTTCCCGCGCTGGACAAACCAATTTAGTGTTCAAAAACTTTCAGGTTCACAAAAAGGTGATGACCAAGAAGCGCAGTTTGCATTAGACGAGCTAGAGCTTTCAGAGGAAGCACACATCCAGTGGCTTATTAAGAAGTTTGACCAGTCTCGTGCTAAGGTTCAAATCTTACAACAGGCCATTAACGAAGCAACAGACGCCCACGGTGCATCTTTTGGTGACGACATTTACACTGCTCTTGTTACAGGAATTCCGGGTGCCAACAAATTAAGCGATGGTATTACACAAGACGGCGTTGTTAATCTTATCGAGCGCGCTGACGAGGTCTTCATGCCAATGGAAGATAGGACTTTTTCAGTTGGTATTGGTGCTTACGCCTCACTTTTAAAGATCGATGGTTTTGTTGATTCTTCCAAGTCAAATATTGACATCGTAAGAAGTGGCCAGATCGGCGAGCTTTACGGCGTTCCAGTTATTAAAGATTATGCCGTATCTAAAGATGTAATGCTTTTAACTCATAGACAGGCAGTTGCATACGGTTTTGGCGCACTTCCGGCCATTGAAGATGAGAAGGCAATCGCTTACGGGACAGGGTCACGACGTTGGGTTATGGACCAGCTCTATGGGGTCAAGGAATTGAACCTTAACAAGCTTGTCGTTTCACAAGGTCTTGCTTAGTAATGGAGATAGGCAATCTAAATAAATCGCCGAGGTTCGTCAAAGCGTCGTCTTTGATGGGCCTACAGCGAAAGCTTGGATCGCTACAGTTCAAAGAGAACAAGCAGTGTAGGGTTATCAATATTTATTTTGATGGGTCTGATCACGTTGCTTGGTATTATGATGACAAGATAGATTTAGAAATAGAAAAAACAGGAGAATAATAATGAGCGTTTTAAGAAATGAAAAGCAGCTTGTACGGTTTGAATATGATTTTGCTGATCTTACTGCCGGTAAGCTCGAGGTTTACGCCGAGTGCATTAGCAAGTAATGTCCATTGGTTCAGAGTCCATTAAAGATAGAGAGTTCAATAAGTTCGCTATTAAAAACGGGCGGCGTGTTGTCAACGTAGACGCGTCGTCTGTGCGAACTACTCAGTTCGGTGAAGCGTTGCAAATTTAAACCTGACCGAGGAATGGTAATGATTTTCCCAAACCTAAGCGTAGAAAAAACACTCCAAGTAAAAGATGCGACCAGGCTTGATGCAAGAAAGTCTATCTATCGAGATATTGCAAACGTGAAAGATGTAGAAATCTCGCCTGAGAATGATGGGCTTGGTGATCCTCAATATGTTTCTGTTTACGAGTCAGGAGACTTTCAACTTTTGGTATCTAGACTATTTATATGAGACGGACGGAGAAAAAGAGATCACTTTAAGAATAACCGATATTGCGGATGTCACTAAAGTAACCTCTGAAACTATCACGGTGGTAACAGAGGAAAGCGACGCTCTTTTCAGTAAAGACAAAGACATAGTAGAGGCCGAGCCCGACGTTATGAGATATCTCCCGGAGGGCAAGACAAGTTATTATACGCTCACCGGGAATCGCAGCGAAGGATACTAGCGTTCCTTGATGAGAATAGAATCTGGAAAAACGACGAGACCAGGTTTACTAAAGACGAAATTGTAGACGTTGAGGAATTTGTGCATTGGTCAAGGTTCTTAACTCTTCACATGATATATACACAAAAGATAGTATCAATCGAGGACTTCTTTTCATTCAAAGCAGATGAATATAAAGGCCTAATGAATTCGGCCAGAGGTCGAGCAACACTAAGGCTGGACAAGAATGGTGACGGTGTAGTTGATACGAAACAAGATAGGCTTTCTACGTTGATGGTCAGGCGATGAGCAGACCTAGCGACATAAGGGACTTTATAAAGGCCCGGATCAGAGAGGTTATTCCGAAGGCGGTTCAGTCTCAGAATCCTCATACACCTGACACAGTGGGGGCGATGAGATACGACGAGTCTTATTACATATCTTTTGAACCTGTTGCCTTTAATCTTTTACAAGGTTTTTCAGAAATTACTTTTCCGGTGGGAATAGAAATCGGTAAGCGTGGCGGCACTGACCCTATTTTTTCGCATGATGATATATTGAACAGCGCTTTAGACATAGCCACAAAAATAAACAACAGGATAAACATGCCCGAAGCTTACGCAAGCGTATCGGTAACAACGGCGACGCCTGAACCGGTCCTTGATAACGAGCGATGGACGAAAATAATTATAGCAGCGGAGTTCGTTATTCATTGCTAGACAAGCAGTACTTAAATGGTAACATTTTTATAAACAACAAGGATGGTTAAAATGGTTTGCAAAAACACAAAAATTCTTTTTCGAAGCCGGATTGGTACGGTTTGGCAGAGAGCATTGCCGCTCAATCGTAACGGTTGCAGATAGTTCAGATGACTTAAACGAAACTTACTTCGATCTTAATTCACAAGACCCAAGTTTTGAAAATGAAACTCAATACTTCGTTTGGTTTAATACCGGGGCAGGAACTGAACCAGTCGTGGCAGGCAAGACAGGAATTGAAGTTGCAATTGAGACCGACGACACAGCAGAGGCCGTTGCCACTGCTCTTGAAACGGCAATAGAAGCGCTTGCTACAGATGATTTCAGGGCCGCGGTAAAAGTCGGCAGCCCGAGCAAGGTTGAAATCGGGAATCGTTTTGGTGGTGCAATTACTGCCGAAACGGATTCAGGTGCTACAGGCTTCACCCTTGCTGTTGAAACAGTAGGTATTGGTGGCGCTCTTGGAAAAACCGCGGATGGCATAGAGTTGGCGCTTGGCACTGAAACTGGTGATGTGACTACAAACCAAACCGGTTCAATTATCAATGCTCAGATTTATCAAGGTCAAACAGCAGAGGTTACGGCAAACTTTGTTGAGCTAGACACGTCAAAACTTAGAGCGTTGTTTGCAGTAATTGGTGATGAGCTACAAGATACATCTGACAATTATTTAATTGGTGGTGGCGAGTCGAAGCTTTTTCAAGACTTGTCTGTTATCGGTGGCCAATTGGTTGTTCATCCTCAGAGATTGGCGCTTACTGACTACTCCAGGGATTTAGTTCTTTGGTCTTCAGCTCCAAAACCTGACTCGCTTAACTTTGACGGTTCAGCACTACAGCAGATTTCAACAACGTTTACCGGTTACGTTGACGACAGATACAAACAAAAAATCAACTTGTATGCCATTGGACCATGGACGGAAAAAGCTACTGTTGATGCATAACTACTAAAAGGGAGTATTGGATGGAATTTAATTTTAAAAAGAAGGACATTAAGATAAACGGTGAAGTTTACGAGATAAGCGAACCCCAATGCCAGAATGGTTGCATTGCTTGGACGCTTCATCGGGATTAATGAGAAAAAGTTGACGGCCGAACAGATTGAAGACATGGCCAAAGTAGGCATAGAGGTTGTCACTTCAATGGGTTTACCTAAAGAGGTTGCAGACGAGTTGCCAATTGAGCCTTTGTTTAGAATAGCTGGGGCCTTTAATAGTCAGGGAAAGTAACTGAGTCCGAGTTGTGCTTGTTTGAAGTTGCTGACTTTTTCAGCTCGGACCCGATTAGAATATTTGAGATGCCTAGGTCCGAGTTTGAAAAGTGGTATGCGGCAATGTCTATATTAAAGGCAAGAGAATACAAGTCACAAATGTCAATAGCAGATCATCCGCACCAAAAAGACGCTTCCAGAAGAGATAGAATAGAAGCGCTAGATCGCAGTATCGCAAACTACATGCCACGGAAAGTGCTAAGCATGGATGATTTAATTGAGGAGTTATCGGATGGCCACGCCTAGCATTGAAATCACACTAGACATAGACGGCAAAAAACAACGGCCCTTATTACAAAGGGCGCAGTAAAGGCCGGGACAGTTGCCGGTAAACGGACGGGCGAAGCCTTCTCTGATAAGTTTGCAAGCAATGCAAAAAAAGGAATAAAGGCCGGTTCAAAAGGTATTTCACTTGCACTTAACGGTGTAAAAAGCAGCGGCGGTGGCCGCAGGGGCCCTTGGTGTTCTGGGTGTAGCCACAGTCTTCTCTTCAAAACAAGAGGATGCAATTAGAAATCTTGAAGTATCCCTACAGCGAATCGGCGAATTTTCTAAAGAGACTTCGACAGAAATTCAAAACTTCGCATCGTCCCTGCAATCTGTTACCACCGCAGGTGACGAGGTTGTCCTTCAACAACTTGCGATAGCTCAATCTTTCGGAGCGACGGCCGATCAATCTAAGGAGCTTGTTAAGGCAGCACTAGACTTGTCAGCGGCGCAAGGCAAAGGCCTAGATGAATCTGTTCGTCAATTATCAAAGTCCCTTGGTGGTTTTGCAGGCGAGCTTGGCGAGGTTATTCCAGAAATAAAAGACTTAACAAGCGAGCAATTGAAAAGCGGGGCGGCGATTAAAATTATTGGTGATCAATATAAAGGCTTTGCAACACAACAAGCACAAACTTTTAGCGGCGCTATCGTAGGATTGAAAAACAATATTGGTGATTTCTTTGAGGCGATCGGCGCTACAATAACGCAATCGAAAACATTCAGGGCAGTTATTATAGCTGTTGGGCAAGGAGTTGCTATCGCTAGCGAACTCTTAAAAGGTTCGGCCGGGGGGCTTGGTGATCTATTCGCTTCATCATTGTCAGCTTTCGCTGAGCAGTTGCAGATCATCTTTAATGGATTAAGAATTTTAGGAAAGCAAAATCGCAAACAATTCAGGAGTTCAACTATTCGCAAAACAAATAGGCATGGCCGCAGAGGGCGTTAACATACTTGGGACTACATTAAAAACATTGGCAAAAGTAGGGCAAATAGCTTTTGGTTCACTGCAAACTGGGCTGCTTTCTATTACTAATGGCATAACTGCAAGCCTGTCAGCGTTTGGTTTAATATCGGGCGAGACGGCAAAAGCTGTTCGCGGGGCCCTTACTGAAAGCGCCAACCAGACTAAAGCATCACTTAACGAACTTTTTTCAGGTGAAACAATATCAAGAGCGGAAAGCTTTACTGAGTCTTTGAGAGCGACATTTCAAGAATTGACAGGCGGGCAGCTTGGAGATGAAGAGGGCGAAGGCCCTTTGGATGGCCTGTTTGATGTATTAAGCCCAGAAAATATTGAAAATATTAAATCTAGATTTTCAGAGTTGTCCGAGTCGGTGAAGTCGGAACTTTCCGGCTTGAGTAGCACCACCCAAAAGGAAACAAGTAAAATATCTCAAGCACTAGAAAATGGATTAGTAAACACTCTTGCAACCTCTTTTGCCTTTCTAGGAAAATCTCTTGCAGGGGCAGGTGAAGGGTTTAAAGCTTTTTTAGGGGTAGTCCTGAACGCACTTGGCGACCTTGCAATCTCAATAGGGACCACAGTCGTTGCAGCATCAAAAGCTATTCTTGGACTGAGAGCAATGCTTGCAGATTTTGGCGTCTCGGGCCTTATCTTTGGTGGGGCCTTAATTGCTGTAGGGGCCGCGCTGAAAGCTTTTAGTTCGTCGTTTGGTGGTGGTTCAAGCAATCCTGTCGGGACTTCTAGTGGCGGTGGCAATTTCACCTCTCAACCTAATAAGCCCGTAAGTGATTCTTTGGATTTTGCAGACACTGAGGAAAGGCAACAATCAAAAGTCAATCAGCTCATAGTAAACGGAGACGTTTTTGATTCTGAGGAAACAGGTTCGCGTATAGTGGAACTACTTAATAACACGTTTGGTGACGAGGCAACTTCACTAGCTGATGCGAGGTTTGCATGACAATATTTAATAAATCAGTTTGGTATTATGGGCATACCGTAACACAAACAAATCGCGCTATAGACTTCCAGGAAGCCGGGGGGGCCTTTGAGCGCAAACTTAAGAGTAGGGTCATACTCCCTTACAGGTTTTGCTGCCGAGGTTGCGAGGACGCTAAACCTCGCAGGCGATAACACCTATACTTCCACTGTCGATAGATCAAGCAGACAGATCACAATAAGCTCGGACGCTATTTTTCCTTGTTG